CTGCTGGCGCTGGATGAAAAGCTGATCGTATCTGCCATGAACAGTGTCTGGGTGGTTAGCAAGCGAGCGAAGACCCGCTTGCGGAAAATGCAGGACCCGGAAGGACATTATATCTGGCAGGAGTCCGCTGTACCTGGCGAGCCCGCTACCTTGCTCGGTTACCCAGTGGTGGTTTCCGATCGTGTGGCAGCCTTGGGTGCCAAAGGTGATGTAATGCTGATCGATTTCAGCCATTACCTGATCAAAGATGGCAGTGGCATCTTTGTGTCCGCTTCCGAGCATGCGCTGTTCACCCAGAACAAAACCATCATCAAGGCGTTCTGGAACGTGGACGGTCAGCCGTGGCTGAACGGTCCGATCACGGGTGAGGACGGTGAGCAGTACAGCCCGTTCGTCGCCCTGGATGTGCCGAGCGGTTCCCCGTAACGCTAACCCAACCTGACATCACAAAGGGCGCTTTGGCGCCCTTTGTCGTTTAAGCCTTTCGAAAGAGGGATTCCCTTATGAATGCGAAATTGAGTGAAGTGCTGGGCTTTTCCCAGGCGCTTGCAAGTGCGGATCTGGCTGGTGGCGCAACCACCAACTTTGTATCCATTTTCGATGCTCGTCTGATTTGCCTCGTGCTGCTGGCTGCAGCAGCTGCAGAGGGAGCGACCATCACGGTTCAGTTCCGTGCTGCGGAAGATGCCTCGGGTACCAATGCTGTTGATCTGGGCGATCTGATCACCCTGACAGCGGGCAGCGGCAACCTGAACGTGAAAGCCGACCGTGTGATTGCTGGGCTGCCGGATGGGTTGGCCTATGTCGGTGCGGTCGTGACGGCCGTGGATAGCCCGGTACCCGGTGCGCTGAACAGCGTTGAAGGTACCTTTGTGCTGGGTGATCGCCGGTACAACCCGTAATGGCCGCCAAAGAGTGGGTGGTCGTTTCCGCCTTCAGGGATGTAGGTGGCGTGATGGTGATGCCGGGGACTGAAGACTGGTCCCCGGCAAATCCGCAGTCTGCCGAAAAGCTGAAGAAGGCGGGGTGTATCACCGAAAAGGTGGCCAGCCCTTTTCCTGGCGAGACGACCGAAGAACCATCGTCATCGTCGCCACTGGGCCCAGTGCCGGAGCAGTTCAGCTTGAGCTCACCCGAGGGTGGCCCGTCCTCGCCGTCAACGACGGGTGGCGAATCGTCCCTTGGGCCCAAGCGCTCTACGCCTGCGACGGGGCGTGGTGGGAGTACCACGAAGAAGAAGTCCGCTGCCACTTCCAGGGCCAAAGCTGGACGCAAGACCGCCAAGCAGCAGAAAAGTACGGACTCCACTACATCTGCAGCAAAGTCGGGCCCGGACTCAGCCAGCAACACGGCTTGATTCATCAAGGGTGTAACAGTGGTTACCAGGCAATCAATCTTGCCTGGCAGCTCGGAGCCGGGCGCTTTGTGCTTGTGGGGTTTGATTTCACGCTCCACAAAGGGAAGCGGCACTTCTTTGGTGATCACCCGGGAGCGCTGAACAAGGCGAGCCCCTATGAGCAATGGAAGCCGTTGCTTCAGCAGTTGGCTGATGATTTGGCTGGGGCCGGTTGCGAGGTGATTAATTGCTCTCCGCATACGGCGCTCACCTGTTTCCCGGTGGGTGATCTGGAGGAGTCGTTGTGATTGTTCAGGGTATGAAGGGGTTGGGTGACAACATCTATCAGCGAGCCTTCATCCGGCAGCTGGGTGCGGTCCAACTGGAAACGCCATGGCCTGAGCTTTATGAGGATCTTCCGGGCGTGTCATTTCTCAGAATGAGCACGCCATTGCGGACTCAAGCCAAGAACCTGGCAAAGCAGCCGGCCGGTCGGTGGTCAGTTCGTCAGCGCAGTGAATCGCGGCGTATCCACTACGGCAACGAGGGAATCATCCCGGGTATGCGGCGCTGCTTCGGCATTGAGCCCGGCGTGATGGATCTTCCTGATTATGGCCCCCCTCCTGTTGCGGGTAGGTACGCCGTTGTGCGGCCGGTTACCTTGCGGCGAGAGTGGTCAGCCGGTGCTCGCAACCCTCTTCCTGAGTATGTGGCTGAAGCGGCTGATGTGTTGCGTTCAATGGGCATCACAGTGGTGTCAGTCGCGGATCTGGCGGCGGAAGAGGAAGAGCCTGTTGGGGTTTTACCGGAAGCCGATGTGGCATATCACCATGGTGAATTGTCGGTGACTGAGCTGCTCTCGTTAGTGCAGAACGCTGCGGTGGTCGTGGGTGGTATTGGTTGGCTGTTGCCTGCGGCGATCGCTGCAGGTGTTCACGGGTGGTTTATCTGTGGGGGGCAGGGTGGCTACAACGCGCCAGCCTGCCTGACTGACAAATTCATGGACCTGAGCAGAGTGCACTTTGCCGTGCCAGAGCGCTTCTGCATGTGTACCCAGAGGGAGCACAGCTGTGACAAACGCATTGCGGACCATCGCGGCCAGTTTGAGCGGTGGCTTGGATCGACTGGTGTGGTGGCCTGAACTGGGTATGGGCTGGCATCCCCGGCCGCCAATCCAGTACGAGGGTAGCTATTGGGAAGAGTACCGGCGGCGTGATGCTTCAGCCATGGGGCGCAGCCTTACCAGCGCCAGGGTAGACCTGGTGCGGAGGTGGTGGGGGCAGGAGGTTGTCGATATCGGTATCGGCGGTGGGCGCTTTGTCGAGGCTGCCGGGGGCCTCGGTTATGACGTGAACCCGGAAGCCATTGCCTGGCTCAGGAAGAAGGGCCGTTGGTGTGATGTGTATGCCGAACCGGTAGACGCTATTACCTGCTGGGATTCCCTTGAGCATATTCCGGATCCGCTGCAGCTGTTGTCACAGGTCAGGCGATGGCTGTTCGTCAGTCTGCCTATCTTCGATGGTCCGGAGGATTGCCTCCGCTCCCGGCATTACAAACCCGGTGAGCATATTTGGTACTGGACCCATGAAGGGTTTATCGGCTGGCTTGCGGAACAAGGTTTTGAGATGCGAGACGGCAGCCAAATTGAGAGCGAGCTGGGGCGTCACGGCATCATGAGCTACGCCTTTGAGCGTGTATCCGAAGTGGTGCCCCAAGTGGGGCAAGCAGCGTAGGGAGGCCTTATGTACAAATGGCGTGTTGCGATTCCTCCTGCTGCTCCCGTTGTCGATCTGGCCACCCTGAAACAGCACCTCCGGATCATCTGGGACCATGAGGATGATTATCTGGAGCAGCAGCTGCTGCCAGCGGCAGAGCGGCGGTGTGAGGCGTGGCTGAAGCGAAGCCTGGCCCCCCAAACTCTTGAGGCGGCCTTCAGCGGATTTGTGGGTTGTGGTGGAGTGCGCTTGCCGCGTCCGCCATTGCTGGATGTTGAATCCGTTACCTATGTGGATGCAGAAGGTGTTGAGCAAAGCATGGATCTGGCTGAGGTGGCCGTGGATACCTTTGAAGAGCCCGGCATGCTGTTCCCACTGCCTGGGCAGAGCTGGCCTGCTACCCAGCGTGGCAACCCGACGGCCGTGAAGGTTCGTTTCCGGGCAGGTTATGAAACGGCATCCAGCCCAGTGAATCCTGCAGTGCCGGCGGATCTGATCGCGGCCGTGCTTCTGACAGCGGGTGATCTCTACGAAAACCGGGAAAGCACGATTGTTGGGGTCAGCGCGCAGCAAGTGCCGCTGGCGGCAGAGCGGCTCATGGACCCGTATCGGGTATTCGCGGTGCTGGAATGAGAGCGGGACGACTGAGGCATGTCATCGAGATTCTACGCCCTACTGGCGGGTTGGATGCTGCCGGTCAGGAAATAGAAGGTGGTTCTGGCTGGGAAACCTGGCTGGCTGATGTACCTGCCTTTGTTAACCCGATTCGTGGCAGTGAAGCTGTGCAGGCGGGTGTCACCGTTCAAGCAGTGGCGGATTACGAGATTGTGATTCGCTATGTGCCTGGTGTCCTGCAGACGATGAGGGTGATCTGGCAGGAAACCTATGATTCTCCGCCGATCATTCGTGGGTTCGATATCGTTGGGGCGCCCCAGATTTTCGCGGCAAGGCGCGAAATCAAGCTGAGCTGCAAGGAGCGCGATTCCCATGGCTGGCGCGGGTAAAGGCAAAGGCATGGAAGGAATGGCGGCGCTGGAGCGCCAACTGGACAAGCTGGAGCTGCTGGCCAGTGGTACCAAAGACAAAATTTTGCGAGCTGGTGTTCGGGCCGGTGGTAATGTCTTTGCCAAAGAGATGCGGCGATCAGCCCCGAAGGGCGACGTTGCTCATAAGACTTACAAAGGCCGGTTAGTTTCGCCTGGGTTTGCTGCGCGGAACGTCAAGGTCACAACTCCCCGAAAGGCGCGCAGTAAGCATCATGCTACCGCGCTGATTGGCGTGAGATCCGAAGCTTTCTATGTGTTGCAGTTTGTAGAGCTGGGGACATCAAAATTCCCTGCTGAGCCTTGGGCTGTGCCCGCTTATGAGCGTGCCAAGCACAAAGCCATTGAGGCTTATAAAGACAGGGTGATCAAGCGGATCCTGAAAATTACCGGGTCGGGCAAATGATTGAGCAGGCGTTGAGAAAATACCTGATTGCGGCCCCGGCCGTAGCTGGCCTTATCGGCGAGCGTGTCCATCCCCTAGTAATACCCCAAGGGGGCAAAACGCCCTGTATTACCTATCAGCGAAGTGGGTCGAACAGGCACAAAACGACCTGCGGCACCAATCGGCTGGTGGGTGCCCGGGTGAAGCTGGATTGCTATTCAAAAACTTATATCCAGGCACAGGCCCTCGCAGCGGCGGTTTGGCAGCAGTTACGCGATTTCTCGGGTGACATGCAGGGGGTGGAGGTGAGCGACCTGAGCCTTGAGCTGGATCTGGACTTGAGCGACATGGAGCCGGGTTTGTATCGGCAATCCCAAACTTATCTTATCTGGTACTACGAATCATAGGAGGCCGTCATGAGCGGTGGTGAAGACGCGTTTGTAGGTAATTTCAAGCTTCGCATGGGGGATGCCGGCTCTCCGGAGCAGTTCGCTAACCTGTGTGAAGTATTCGATGTTGGTGGTGTGGGCGAAACCAGTGAACAGGTGCAGTCAACCACGTTCTGTAACGACGGTTCCCACGTTTACATCCCAGGGTTGGCGGATGGTAACGAGGTGACGTTCTCATCCAACATCACGCTGAATGAGGATGGCTCCCTGGATACCGACGCCGTGGCGCTTATTCAGGCCATCAAGGCCAAGGAGAGCCGGAATTTCCAGGCCGTTTTTGACAAGAATAGCCCGGTGGTCGGCTTTCAGTTCACTCTGGCTCTGTTGAGCTGGGAACTTGTTCCCTCTGTCACTGACAAGAACACCATTAACTTCACCGGCAAAATCAGCGGTGCAGTGGAGATTATCTAATGGCTGGGAAACCTGTTGGTAGCTTTGATGAATTCATGGCATTGGCGGCCCCAGTAATCGGCAGTGTTGATGTCAGGGGCCGTAAGGTCCATATCCGGGAGCTGTCTGATCGGCAGCGTAAAGAGATTGCGGAAGCGAGCAAGGAAAGCCAGGAGGAATGTCTGGCGGCAGTTCTTGCTTTTGGTGTTGTTGACGGATCAGGTAATCCGTTGATGACCCGTGATCAGGCTCGGGAATATGGTTCCTCCTCGCCTGGTGTGATCCAGGAGATAAGCGAGGCAATCATGAAACTCTCCGGCGTGCAGGACGAGGAGGGTCAGGACCCGGGAAAAGACTGAGCCCAATCCAGCGTTTCAAGCATCGGTTGGCGCTGGGGTTGGGGCGGACGGTCGGTGAACTGGAGTGTTCCCTGAGCCCCCGTGAATTGGCTGACTGGCAGGCGTACTACCTGCTGGAGCCCTGGGGGGTCTGGCGTGACAACTACCACGCAGGCCTCGTAGCGGCTCGGCTCAGTAATCTGTTTCGTGGCAAAAAAGCCAAACCGGTATCCCCTGCAGATTTCTTCTACGAATACTCTGCACCGCAAAAGAGCCAAACAAACTGCGAATCCTTCAAGGTTTTGTTGATGGCGCTCGCGAAGGATAAATCTCATGGTAGAAGATCTGGCGAAACTAGTCCTCCGGATGGAGGCGCAGACGGCTCAATATCAGCGGGAACTGGAGAAATCCAGGGAAAAGCTGGACCGGATTGATCGTACTACCAAGAAAATGCAGGAAAATACCCGTCGGCGGTTTGCTGCAATGGAATCAGCGTCGAACCGTTTAAAGGGTGCTGTTGCGGGGATGGTTGCTGCTTTTACGCTTCATAAGTTTTCTTCTTGGATTAAGTCGTCCATTGATGGAGCAGATAGAGCCAATAAATTTGCCCAGCAGGTTGGTGTTGCTACGGAAACGCTTACGGGGCTTGACCTTGGGCTGAAGTTATCTGGCACTAATATGAAGGCCTTTGAGGGAGGGTTGGTTCGCCTCAACAGGTCTATCAGTGATGCTGATCAGGGCCTGGCTACCCAGAAGAGGGCGTTTTCGGATCTGGGTATCAGCGTTAGGGATTCCAAGGGCGAATTAAAAAACTCTGAGCAGGTGCTGCGTGAGGTTGCCGATAAATTCTCTCAAATGGAGGATGGTGTTCGAAAAACCGCCAGAGCACAGGAGATATTTGGAAGGTCCGGTGCAGAGCTAATTCCATTCCTGAATCAGGGTAGTGATGGCCTTGACAGGATGATTGATCGATCTCGGGACCTTGGATTGGTTTGGACCCGCGAATCGGCGGCGGCGGCAGAGGCGTTTAATGACAAGCTGACCATTTTGGGCAGTGTAGCTGAAGGTATTGGCAACCAGGTCGCGCGCGATATGTTGCCGATAATGAGCGATTTGGCTGATTACCTCATTGAGGTTTCAGAGGATGGAAGTGTTGCGGCTACCGTAGCCAATGCGCTTTCTACCTCGTTGAAAGGCGTTGCTGCCACTACAGTTGGCGCAGTTGCAGCATTTGAGTTGCTCGGTAAGGCGATCGGAAGTGGGTTGGCAGCCCTGGATGTTGGTCTCGAAGATGCTGAGTGGTATGAAAAAGTTATTCCTGTACTCGCGGCGCGGCGGATTTATAAAAACCTCGATGATGTGAAAGGGGCGCTAGATGTCTCCCTTACCGATATCAATGAGACGATTGGCAAATATGCAGTTGCGTTCGACAAAATCTGGGCTGCGGGTGAAGGTGAAGGTTCGGGTTTAGCGGATCGAATTGCGGCGATCCGTGGAGCATTTGATCGTCCTGATGGTGACAGCGGTGGTTCCTCTGGTTTTCTGGAGGATCAGATTAAAGAAATCGATAAGCTGATTGATAGGGCTCATAAATCAACTGAAATCTGGAGCCGAGCCCGCGATGCAGCAAAACAGCAGCTTCAGGGGGTCGTTGATTCCTTGATGACTGAAGAAGAACAGATTCGTGCCAGCTATGAACGGCGACAACAAATTATCCTTGAGAATACTGAGGCAACTTCAAGGAAGCAGGCGGTGCTTTTGGCGCGGCTGGAAATGCAGAAAAATGAACAGCTTGAAGAGCTTAACAGGGGCTATTGGGGGCGGTATCTGGCGGCGGCTGATGAGGCCTTGACCAACCTCAACGACATTGCAGCTACCACGATTTCTAATTTTGCCAGCGGTGTTGGCAATGCCTTTGAAAGCATGATTTTTGATGCGACAAATGCGAGAGATGCATTTCAGCAGCTTGGTGAAGGGATGGCGAGGGCCATCGTGCGGGCTCTTGGTGAGATGGCGGCGCAGTGGTTGGCTTACCAGGCAGTTCAGTTGTTGGTTGGTAAGACTACGGCAGCTGCTGGTGCGGCTGCGATGATTGGCCAGGCGCAAGCAGGTAGCGCATTGGCAGCAATCAACTCTTTTGCAAGTACGGCGGCTATACCGGTTGTAGGCCCAGCAGCTGCTCCTGCTGCTGCGGCCGCGGCGACGGCCGCGACAGCACCTTATGTTGCGACAGTGGCGGCTGCTTCATTTGCAGGAATGTTTGATCAAGGGGGTAATATTCCTGCTGGGCAATGGGGTATTGCGGGTGAGCGTGGTCCCGAGATCGTCCAGGGGCCGGCCCATGTCACCAGCCGTGCTGATACCGCCAAGATGCTGGGTGGTGGTGATGTGACAGTGAACCTCGTGGAAGATGCCAGCAAAGCTGGTCAGGTTCAGAAGACCCCGCGGGAGGGGGGTATGGATATCACCGCGTTTGTATCGAATATCCGTGACGATGGCTCTATTGCCCGGACGCTTGAGCAAACCTACGGCTTGAAACGGGTGGGCTCCTGATGGCGACAGATATCGATTTCCCGTCCCGGCTGCCCTGCGGCCAGCGTGAGGGCTATGGCCTGCAGCCTGTGCAGACTTTTGCGAGAACCCCCATGCGCACCGGGCGGGCCCGACAGCGGCGTACCTTTACGAATGTGCCCACCATGGTGGATGTGTCCTGGATCATGACGCCGGAAGAGGCGGCGCTATTTGAAGGCTGGTTCCGTGATGCCATTAATGACGGTGCGGACTGGTTCAATTGTCCGCTGCGCAGCCCGCTGGATGGCCGGGATAACCCTGGCGTCAGCCAGTATGAATGCCGCTTCACTGAGATGTATTCCGGTCCGGTGCCTATTGCTGCTTTTGAGTGGCGGTATAGCGCCAAGCTGGAAATCATCGAGCGTCCATTGATCCCTGTGGGTTGGGGCCTGTTCCCCGATCTGGTGCTGGGCATGTCTCTCATCGACATCGCCCTGAATCAGGAATGGCCGGAGCCCTGATATGCCAACCGCGCTTGATGTGATTTATGCCAGCGCACCCACGGGGGTGGTGTTGATCCCTACGCTGGATATTCGGGTGCCGGGTGAAACGCCGATTCGGGTGTGCAATGGCTTTGAGGATATTGAGGCCACACTAGAAGATGACAGCACTGTCACGTTCACTGCGGGTAACCTGGTGATTGATCTCCCAGAGAAAAACGACACCGGCAAGCAGACGCTGAAATTCGGGCTGTGGAATGCCACTGGCGAGGCCCAGGCTGCTGTTGTGGCTGCGCTCGAAGCGAGCATCGGCACGGAGATTATCTATCGGGAATTCGACAGTAGCGATCTGACAGCCCCGGCCAGCCAGCCCCTGCTGTTTACGCTGGTGGGTGGCAGCTTTGAGGGCATCGAGGTGCAGCTTGAGGCTAGCTACTACGACATCCTGAACACGGCTTGGCCCCGTAAACGCTACACCCAATTGAATGCGCCCGGCATCGCTTACCTGTGATTCAGCATTATCTGAACAGTTCCTACTGCCGCCATGGTCGTGGGCCGAATGTCTATGACTGCTGGGGGCTGGTGCGCGAAGCCCGTGCAGAACTGTTCGGCAAGCCACTGCTGGCCAGCTACGGCGAGATTGATCCTGACGATAAGCGTTCTTTGACTGGGGCGGCGAGTGAGGTAAATGGCCGTCTCAGACTTGTTGGCCCAGTGCCTGGTGCGATTGCAGAGGGTTGGCGGTGTCGCCTTTGTATCCATGTAGGAATTGTTGTCGAGGTCGATGGGCGGCGCTGGATTCTGGAAACAGGGCATTCAACGGGGCCTGTGCTTACCCGTATCCGAGACTTCGAATCTCAATACCTGAAGGTCATGTACTACGATGATTAAGGTGTATCCGAGCATCGGCCCGTGTGAGCCCGTTGAAGAATATGAAGCTGACGGCATCACTGTTGGTCGGTGGATGGCAGAAAATGTAGATGCCTATGTGCCGGGAGAGAATCAACCAGTAAGCATCAGTATTAATGGTGAACTGGTTTCGCCGCGTAAGTGGGCCAAGTCGCTTATCACTGCAGTGGATGATGTTGCCATCCGGGCGCAGCCGGCTGATCCAGGAATTCTCCTTTCCTCTCTAGCCATCCGCGAAACGTTCCGGCCGATTATTAACGCCCTAACCCCAGACATCCCAAATCAACCGGGTGTTGGCGATCCATTCTCCTTCGCCAACGCTAAGGCCAATTTAGCCCGGCTTGGGCAGGTGGTGCCGGAGATTTTGGGAAGCTACCGCCGATTCCCAGACTACCTTCTGCCACCGCGTCGCTGGTTCACGGGCACCCGCAGGCAGCAAATCAACCTATTGATGTGTATTGGTCCGGGTGAATACGACATCCCGATTAGCGGGGTGAAGGTTGGCGACACACCTATTACTGCCCTTGGCACAGATGCGGAATATGAAGTGTTTGAGCCGAATGCCGACCTCTCAGGCGAAGAGGCGGCAGAGTGGTGGCACAACTGTGCCGAGGTGGGGGCTACGTCCACGGGTGGCGCTGGTATTGAGCTTGGCACCACCACAGGTGTGTCTAACTACCCAAGCGCCACCAGCTTCACCTTCAGTGGTGACAGCATCACCATTCCGGGCGGTGCTGGTTCATTCCCGGCTGGCTGGAACAATACGCTCACTGTGCGGGTAGAGCAGTACCTCGATTATGAGATTGAGGCCGGCGGCACCCGTGACATCATTCGCGGTCCGCTTGATCAGCTGGGCGCCTTTGCTGGCATGAAGATCGAGATTGAAGGCGACAACGCCGGGCTCTATGAGGTGCACAGCTTCACCGCTTCTGTGCCAGATGATCCGGGTTCGGCCTCAACTCTGACCGGCAATGCGGCGCCTTCACGGTATGACTTCGATGTCACCCCGGTGTCGTTCGACGTGATTCTGGATGGCAACACGCAAAGCATCACCTTCAATACTGATCTGACAGACCTTTCCGGGCTGCTGACCGAGCTGAACAGCCAGCTTGATGCCACGATTCAGGCGCAAGATGACGGCTCAGGAAAGGTTGAACTGGTAGAGCAGGGGCCGAATTACTCCGGTACGGCCATCACGCTTTCGGGCACCACTTCTGACGTGTTTGGTGGCTCCCCGGTGGGCGTTACTGGCGATGAGACCACCAGCGCAGCAGAGGCGGAAATGACGCTCTCTTATGCGTCGGGCGATCCGGTGGTGGGTTTCACTCCGAATGCGGCGCGCATGGCCATCGGATATGAGGGCATGCTGTACCTGATTGACGGTGCCACCACTGACGAGATTGAACTGACACGGCTGGATGACGAGGGCAATGCGGACTCTGGGTGGCCAGGATTTGACACGGTGACCACCACGGATGCCGTGATCTATGTCACTGGTACATCGGCACAAATCGGTTGGGCTGGCCCCTTTCTCGCCTGTCCTGATGGCGAGGTGACGGACACTCTAGAGTATGACGTTTACTTCCCGCAGGGGCTGACTTATGTGGACAGCAAGGGGCGCGTGCTGGATACCAATCAATCCGTTCAACTGCAGTATCGTGAGGCGGGTTCTGTGGGAGGGTGGACCTCTGTTGATCACACCATCCGTAACGGGGTTCTGGATGCGATTGGCTACACCTTCACTCGATCTCTGGGCACGGCCATCCAGCCAGAAGTGCGCATGCGTCGCACCGGTGCACCGAGTACGGACAAGGCCAAGCGCGATGTGCAATGGTATGGCCTGAGAGCCAAACTGAACGGCCCTGCCAGTTACCCCTGGACCACCATTGCCGTAAAGCTGAAGAACAGCAACAAGATCGCCAGCCAGTCCGAGAACAAGATCAACCTCATTGCAGAGCGCAAGTTGCCGGTATTCGACGGCAGCGACTGGGGCGTTACCAATGAAGAGACTCGCGACATAGCGCCAGCCCTTCGCTACATCCGCCATTCAATCGGCGGCACTGATGCCGACATTGATATGGAAGAGTTGGAGCGGCTGGATGCCGTGTGGAAGGCGCGGGGAGACAAGTTTGATTTCATCTTTGATGAAACCACCGTGCGCGATGCCATGAAGATGGTACTTCGGTCAGGCATGTCTGAGTTGACGCTTGACCAAGGGCGCATTCTGCCCGTGCGCGATGAACCGCGCACCACCTTCGAGAGCGGTCAGGGCTTCTCACCCCAGAACATGACTACCACCTTGGTGCGCAGCTTTCAGGCCAACCGGCCAGACGATGCTGACGGCGTGGATGTGGAATTCACCAACCGGACTAACTGGTCAAAAGAAACTGTGGAATGTCGGCTACCTGGCGACCTTGGGATTAAAGTCGAGAAAATCCGCCTTGATGGCGTCACCGACCGCACTCAGGCCTGGCAGATCGGCATGCGGCAGCGGTTGGCCATGAAGTACCGGCGCTGGGAATACAGCTTTGATACTGAGCTGGATGGGCTGAACGCCAGCTACATGAGCTACGTGCCCATCCTAGATGATCTGCCGCAGTACGGGCAAAGCAGCATTCTGCTGGCCATTGAATCTGCTGGCAGCAGTGGTGCGCTCCTCACCGTGAGCGAGCCCATGGACTGGAGCGATTCAGGTGCCAGCTATGTGGTGGCCTATCGCAACCCGGATGGCACCGTGGCCGGGCCTTGGCCTGCCACTCGGGGGGATGATGATTTCCACATCATTGCCGACATCCCGCAGCCCTGGCCGCAACTGTTTGGCTATGGCATGGAGCCGCCGCACGTTTACTTCGGCACCACCGAACGGTGGGCCTTTGCTTCACTCATCACATCAGTCCGCCCGCGAGGGATGTTGGGAGCCAGTGTCACGGCCACCAACTACGACGACCGCGTGTACGACTACGACGACCAAACCCCGCCAGCCTGATCAGGCTGAGATTTAGAGGCTTTCAACATGGCTTATAACACTGGTAACCCGGTGGGCTCCCGCTCGCCTAAAGACCTGCTGGATAACAGTGAAAATCTGGACGAGCTGGTCAACAGTTCCACCAAAGAATCGCATCCAGATCGTCTTGGTGTGGATCGTAAGACGTGGCACGGGATGGAGACGGACTTCGATGCTGCGCAGGTTGCCAGGCAGTCTGAGTTTGATGTTGATCAGGCCAACCGTGAAGCCGAGTGGGCCGCGACTCTTGCCGGGGCTGGTTATATCGGCACTGGTGCAGGTGGTGCCTTTGAGGACTACGACACAGACGGCCCGCTGACCATTGATGCGTTCAATGAAATCTTCACCAAGGATGGGGAGTTCTACAGAGCCAAACCGGGTACTACGCTTCCTTATAACACCACGGGCACCTGGGCAACTGATCAGGCTGATTTTGTGGCGGTGGGTGATGCTGCGCTGCGTAGTGAGCTTGCCGCGCCTGGTGGTGGGCTTTTGGTGCGGGATGCAGTTTCCAAGGTTGCCAACCTTGCCGGCCTGAGCGCGCTGATTGGATTGGTGGATGGGCAGGTTGTTCAGGTGGCGGGCTCAGGGCGTGCCGGTTCGTTTCGTTGGGTGGTTGGTGATTTCACCGCTGAAGCGGCGGTAGACACTCAGGAGGGAGTTTACGTTGCCGGCAGTGGTGTGCCTGTTTCGACAGGCATGTGGGTGCGCTTCGGATTTGATCGTATCACCCCCGAGATGTTTGGCGTTGATGGATCGGCCAGCGCTGACGACTTTGCGGCTTGGGAAGGATTTTGGGCTTTTCATCGCTGGAGCGGAATTCCCGGAGTCGCCAGTGGCCGTCTGTACAAGTTTGACCCAGCCAGCAACGGGGTGCTTCGAGTTGGCATTAATGATGGTGAATCCATCGACATGGATTTCAACGGGGCTACTTTGCAGTTTGTAACTCTTCCGGATACGCCTGGTGCTTTCTGGCACACTGTACTGTTTGCATCTGGCGGTATTTACTCCGATGACGGGGCCACGGTTGAAAAAATCCATGTGAAAAACGTGGTGCTCGACGGAAACCGCCGGGGCCAACCTGACCCGGTTAACCCTTACGATTATGAGCAACGCGCTACGATGAAGGTCATCATTGAAGCGGGTGCCGGGAATCGGTGTAAGGACGTTTATTTCAAAAATGTCACTCAGGTTGACCCTGTGGCGGATACGCTGTATTTCGGGCCGTCCACCAATGTGGATGTCAATGGCGAGGGAGCGATTAACAACCTAACCATTGATAAATTCCATGCCGGTGCGCGCACGTCTACAAGAGCAGCCATCCAGATGGGGGCGCAGTGCAACCGGGTCAACATTAGTAACGTCACCGCCGACAAGCCGACTGGCAGTGAAACCAATTCCATTGAAACTGAGTTCACCAGCATTGGTGACCACGAATGCACGGTGAATATGACCAATGTGTTCATTGATGACATTGAAATCGGGGGCGTTGCAGGGAAGGAGGGCCAGCTAAAAGTTAATCTCTTGAACGTGCATACTGCAGGTTTTTTCCTTGCGGTGCGGTGCTCTGTAGCGGCAGAAAACAGCAGCCTGAGACTGGCGCTTGGCAATACTCAGCGCATTAAAGATTTCCAGTGCACCAACGTGAAAATTATTCATGCCCTGTATGACAACGGGGGCACCCTTGATGTGCGCAGCCTTGGCTACACCACCATACCTGGCGGATGCTTGTGGCAGTTCAGTAATGTGCGGCATGTGCTGGAAGGGGTGCCAGACGGTGGGGCGGTAAGGCCATTGGTTGATATACCCAACATCGCTGTTTCCGAAGTTGACGATCATGTGTTCGAGTTTAACGGATCATGGTTTGATCCTGCGGCCCCAATGAGTATTGATTTCTATGCCGGTGGCACGGTCAGGACGAAAGGGTGCACCTTTGGCGGTTTTTATCGGGGTGTACAGCTGGGCGGTTATAGCTCCTTTGGCTGTAAGTGGGTCTCTGATGGTGATGATTTTGAAGCGGTCACGGGTGTGAAATTCTGGATCGCCGGGGCGCTCAATTCAGAAATCCATTTCGGTACTCAGAGAACGGACAGTCTGGCGTTCAGTACGGCAGCCAATGGCCAGAACATCATCCAGAGTAGCGGAAGAAAAATTAATGCCTCGGCGCCACCCACGGGTGGCGGCGCTGTTGGTGACGAAGTCGTTCTGGATGCGGCAACCTATGATGCCGCCGCAAGCACAGACCCGGTTGCGTGGCGCTGTATTCGCAGCCATCCCACTGCTGCTGTGTGGGCCGTTACGGCAAACAAGCCGTAA